GCTCTAATCTTAATCATGATAGAATCAGCATCAACACAAGAAAGAGATGAGTATAATAGAAATTCAAACATGGGATCAACGCTCCGTTGCGCGACTTACTTGCGTCCGACTCAATGTCGGATGAACGACAGGTCTACTATAGACCACTGTAGCTATTTATGTCAAGATGTTCTCTTGTCCATCTTTCTGATCTGACCTAGGTTAGATTTCTGACCTTTCTTAATCTTCTTATATTCTTTAATAAGTTTCTCCACTTCTTGATTAGAAATATTAACTTTTAATTCATCATCTTCTTCTTTTTCAACGAAACCAAGTCCAGTCTCTTCCATACTGAAAACTTGAGTCTCTTTATCTTCAACGTAGTCATTAATAACTTCCTGAATCTCACCACGAATAAGTGCGTTAATTTGATCTTTTAGTTCTTCGTCTTTCATTTTTTACCCTTATTTACTCCTGAGGAATTCCAAAGTCTAGGATTAACTCTACCCTCCGTTTGAGAAATATTCTTCAATTCGTGTCGATAGTTATCCCAATACTTATCAAAAATCTCTGACTGTTTCATTGAAGAAACAATATCAAATTTGGTAGTACCATCTTGAACATACGTAACTAAAAAAGAATTAGTTGGAAGAGATTTATCTTCTGCTTCTTTGGGATCACAATCAGAATAAATTTCTCTAATACCTTTTGTTGCCATCAACAACGACCTCCCCACTGAATGTCAGGGAATGCTGCTTCAACAATAGGTTTAGTAATCTTATATTCTGACTCCAATATCTTATCTTTAATAAGAATCAAAATGTTTGCTTCCTGAGGATGAAGACCTTCAAGAATCTGAATAAACATAGTCTCTCTACGGGTCTTGGAGAGTGAATCATTACCGCCCTTTACAAAGTGATAAAGGTTCTTCCATTCCTTCCTCAGAGAGGTATGATCTGTCCCTAGAGGAACATCATTCTTCTCAAAGGGAACTTCACCATCTGGAAGTAGAGAGATAACAGTCTCATCATAGTTCCAAATTAGAATTGCCTTGAGAGAATCTGTGGAATATTCTTTAAGAACATCAATTTTCTTTGCCCTACTTCTCTGCTTACTCACAAGATCCAAAATCTCAAAGATAAATGGATTTGGTGGAAGTTTATTAATCGTTTTCTTCGTCTTCGCTGATGAAGTCATTTTCAAATCTCACTGATAAAATTTCGTCTGGAATTATATTACCATCTACATCAAACATTTCTGGATGCATGAATGGTATTCTGGTTTGGTCGAGGTATTGTTTTACCGTCCAACCGAGGAGAGTTCCTACTAAAAGAAATAATCCTGATACTGCAATTGACAGTACTGTGATTGCTGTTTCCATTTTAATCTCTCCGAGAGTTTATTTTTCTTATATCTAAATGAAAATTCAAATAAAAACTAATCTCTCTATTAAAAAGAGAAACTAACTTTTGAAACCTCATTTCAATAGTTTTAGGTTTTCGGTCTCTCCTCCGTTTTTTTCTCAATAACAACTCCAAACCTCTATTAATTTCTTGAGATTTGTCATTGTTTATTTTATTTAGAGGGTTTTCTTTTCCTCCCTGGTCTTTTTTCTTGCTCATATTTCAAAGCGTCCTCAAGAATTCCATTCAAATAGTTTCTTATTTTTCTGGCTTCTGGTTTACCAAGGTGACCATAACCCTCTCTCAATTGTTTATGTTTTTCGTCAGAACCACCCTCAAGATAATCATCCAAGTCAATAATCAATTGATCGATTTCTGTTCTTGTTGAACTTTGAAGAAACTCACTAGTACTACTCTTAGTAGCTTTAGTAAGTACTAAGTAGTCATACATATTGAGCATATACTTTCCATTGAAAGCATAATCGATTGTATGTTCAACAATATCATAAAGTTCCTTGGTGTCCATCAAACAATGTGATTTTCTTTCAGGTATTTAACAGTTTCAGTACATCCACCAATCAATTGATCTCCAAGAACAACTCTTGGGAATGTAGAACCTTGTCCAAACTTACCATAGAACTCTTCTCTTGTGTAGTCCCTACCAAGTTTAAGGACTACATGTTTCTGTTCTGTAAGTTGTAGAACCTGTTGTACTTTTGTACAATAAGGACAACCATCCTTAGAGTAAACTATAAAGTTCATGAATTCTGCCATTTTTCGTTAAACTCCTTGAAAGATGATTGACAATCAGGGGATTCGGGATAAGTATAACCCTTCATCTTCATCCATTTATTATGTAATGCGCCCATCATCCATGACTGAGCAAGACTCTTGGGACCATTCTCCAAAAGATCTAACTCATACCTACTAGAAGTATACCCTCTGTACTCTTCTCTCCAATTAGAATCATCCCATGTACTTGGATCTGTGTTCATTATACCCTCTTGAGACTTTATTTATTTCGTCAAAGAAGGTTGTGACTTACTCAGATCTCTTCTAGATTGATTCTTAATAACAATGAATGCCTCTTTGTCGTATTTACGAGTACCTATTGGAGACTGCCACTTCCTGTTATAGTCTTCACCAACATCAATACCGGAGATAGACATACCCGCAATCTCAACAGTGATATCATCATCAACATCCCAACCAAGTTGATTTATTGCTTTTGCAATTTGATCTACTACAGATTCATCTTGTACACTTTCTTCTGGTTCAAGATTTCCAATCAAAATAAATTCTCCAATAAAACTTCATTTAATATACCATATTTTTTAATCGGTTGTCAAACCAAAAGTGAACGTTCATACAAGCCTCTGTAATTCTTCTAGGATGTGACGATAAGCTGGGACAATGTCACCTTCGTCTTTTCTAAACAAGTCTTTGTCAAAGTTTCCTTTATCACTTTTAGACCATAATCTCATACTATCAGGGCTAATTTCATCAGCAAGTAGAAGATGACCTGAGGTTTTCTCATGTCCAAATTCTAGTTTGAAATCTACAAGAGTGATGTCCAGTTTATTAAAGAGTTCAACAAGAATATCATTAACCCTGAGTGCTTTGTCTGTCATCAAGTCTGTCAGTACGGGTGTGTAACCCATTGCATTCAGTCTATCTGGAGTTAGTAGAGGATCATTTTTCTCATCATCTTTTAGATAGAACTCTACCAGTGGATGTGGAAACTTAATACCTTCTTGTATGCAAGTTTCCCTTACTATACCACCTGCTGCTACGTTCCTCACTACTACTTCAATAGGAACGATGTTCACTTCCTTGCAGCACATCCTATGCTCACCTACTGCATAGAGATAGTGGGTATCGATACCTGCATCCTCTAACTTTTGGAAGAGAATGGCAGAGATGGTGCAACATAGAGCTCCTTTACCCTCTGGATATTCTTCTTTCTCGCCATTGCCAGCAGTGACTTTATCGATGTACTCGATCATCACTTCGCCATATTCGTGTTGATAGACTGACTTGACTTTACCTTGTAGAATTTGATTCATCCTTTACTTTTCCTCTGTAATTTGAAACCCAAATCCCAAACCTTGACTTTCCTTCAGATCAATACCAACTTCATCACAATAATCCCAAATAGCACAATCTACTTGCTCAAATAAGGAATCAAAGGTCATACGACGCCTAAGATCATTTGATACTTGGTCTACATGCTCATCATCCAAGTCACGACCACAAGGTCTATCTCTAACTAATTGATTGAGGTTAATTATAATTTTACAATCATTATAGATTGTCATAATACACAGAATCGACTGTGCTATTACTATAACTCCTTGCTTCTCTTTCGTCAAGAACCTCATTGATAAGTTCTTTTAATTCCATATACAAACTCTCATTCTTAGGAAGCATTCTATGTCTAACTACAGGCATTTCTCCTGCTTCTTCAGGTCTCTTACCAGGTTTTGTAAACATCAACCCAGAAGCTTTAGTGGGTCCAGTCATTCCTTGTGTATCAATCTTATCTTTCTTTCTCATAAGTCACATACTGATTTTCCTTATTTAGAAGTACTTAATACCTTCTCTTCTTTTTCTTTCACCTTCTTCTCTTCTTAAGTCTGAGGAAGTTTTCTTCTCTACAAATTGAGGTGTTGTTCCACGTTCTCTAAGCATTCTTTCTTGTTCTATCTTCCAGTTGATATAATAAAAGGTTGGAATACATTTAGGATTCCAACCTTTAAAACCAAACCCACCA